ACCCATCCGCGCTACGGCATGGGGAAACGTCTTGGTGCGGCGGATGTGGATAAATGGGCGCTGTATGTCATCGGCCAGAATTGCGACCAGTCGGTGCCGGATGGCTTTGGTGGCACGGAACCGCGTATCACCTGTAATGCGTACCTGACCACGCAGCGCAAGGCGTGGGATGTGCTCAGTGATTTCTGCTCGGCGATGCGCTGTATGCCGGTATGGAACGGGCAGACGCTGACGTTCGTGCAGGACCGGCCATCGGATAAGGTGTGGACCTATAACCGCAGTAATGTGGTGATGCCGGATGATGGCGCGCCGTTCCGCTACAGCTTCAGCGCCCTGAAGGACCGTCATAATGCCGTTGAGGTGAACTGGATTGACCCGAATAACGGCTGGGAGACGGCGACAGAGCTTGTGGAGGACACGCAGGCCATTCTCCGTTACGGTCGTAACGTCACGAAGATGGATGCCTTTGGCTGTACCAGCCGGGGGCAGGCACACCGCGCCGGGCTGTGGCTGATTAAAACGGAGCTGCTGGAAACGCAGACCGTGGACTTCAGCGTGGGTGCAGAAGGGCTTCGCCATGTACCGGGCGATGTCATTGAAATCTGTGATGATGACTATGCGGGTATCAGCATCGGCGGGCGCGTGCTGGCGGTGAACAGCCAGACGCGGACACTGACGCTCGACCGTGAAATCACGCTGCCATCCTCCGGCACCACGCTGATAAGCCTGGTTGACGGAAGTGGGAATCCGGTCAGCGTGGAGGTCCAGTCCGTCACCGACGGCGTGAAGGTGAAAGTGAGCCGTATTCCTGACGGCGTTGCCGAATACAGCGTGTGGGGGCTGAAGCTGCCGACGCTGCGCCAGCGCCTGTTCCGCTGTGTGAGTATCCGGGAGAACGATGACGGTGCGTATGCCATCACCGCCGTGCAGCATGTACCGGAAAAAGAGGCCATCGTGGATAACGGAGCGCACTTTGACGGCGACCAGAGCGGCACGGTGAATGGTGTCACGCCGCCAGCGGTGCAGCACCTGACCGCCGAAGTCACCGCAGACAGCGGGGAATATCAGGTGCTGGCGCGCTGGGACACGCCGAAGGTGGTGAAGGGCGTGAGCTTCCTGCTCCGTCTGACCGTAACAGCGGATGACGGCAGTGAGCGGCTGGTCAGCACGGCCCGGACGGCGGAAACCACTTACCGCTTCAGGCAGCTGGCGCTGGGGCGTTACACGCTGACGGTCCGGGCGGTAAATGCCCGGGGACAGCAGGGCGATCCGGCGTCGGTATCGTTCCGGATTAACGCACCTGCAAAACCCGCCACCATTGAGCTGACGCCGGGGTATTTTCAGATAACGGCGGTCCCGCGTCTTGCGGTGTATGACCCGACGGTACAGTTTGAATTCTGGTTCTCAGAAAAACGCATCACGAACACAGCACAGGTGGAAAAATCTGCCCGTTATCTGGGGACCGGCAGTCAGTGGACTGTCCAGGGGAGCCGGATTAAGCCGGGGACGGATTTCTGGTTTTACGTGCGAAGCGTCAACCTGGTGGGAAAATCTGCTTTTGTGGAAGCCAGCGGGCAGCCCAGCAATGATGGTGAAGGGTATCTGGAAATTTTCCGGGGGCTGATAGATGAGACGCTTCTGGGTCAGGCACTGAAAGAGCGCATTGATGCTTCAGCGCTGCGTACGGAGGTCACGCAACTGGAAGAAGATATCCGTCAGCGGATGGACACGGATATCGCAGAAGTGACCCGGAAAATCGGGAAGGCGGAAAACAGCCTCACGCAGCTGGTTGCGAAAAAGAATGAGGATCAGACACTGGCCATCGCGCAGGTGAGCCAGAAAGTGGACCGGGTGAGCAGTGAAATCTCACAGACTGTCAGCCAGGGGCAGTCAGAAAACGCCCGACAGATAGCACAGGTCCGCCAGTACGTGGATAAAAAAGGGAGTGAAATTACCTCGACCACGGATAAAAAGCTGGGTGACCAGGCCGTGACCATACAGCAAATCCAGCGGGTTCAGTCAGACACGCGCAATGAGCTGAATGCCATGTATATGCTGAAGGTGCAGAAAACAAAAAACGGTATTCCCTATGTGGCCGGGATTGGTGCGGGGATTGAGGATGTTGATGGTCAGACCCTGAGTAACATTCTGCTGCAGGCCGATCGCATTGCGATGATTACCCCGGAGAACGGCAACACCACGCCGCTGTTTGTGGCGCAGGGGAATCAGCTGTTCATGAACGACGTGTTCCTGAAGCGACTGTTTGCGGTGAGCATCACGTCATCCGGCAATCCTCCGACGTTTTCCCTGACGCCGGATGGCAGGCTGACAGCCCGCAATGCGGATATCAGTGGAGCCATCACGGCGAATACCGGCACGCTCAATAATGTCACCATTAACAAGAACTGTGTCATCAGAGGGAAACTGTCTGCAAACCAGATTGAAGGCGATCTCGTTAAAACAGTGGGTAAGGCTTTCCCTCGTGACTCCCGTGCACCGAAGCGTTGGCCATCAGGAACCATTACCGTCAGGGTTTATGACGATCAGCCGTTTAACCGGCAGATTGTTATTCCGGCGGTGGCTTTCAGCGGTGCCAGACATGAGCGGGAGAACAGCGATACTTATTCGTCATGCCGCCTGATAGTGAAGAAAAACGGTGCTGAAATTTATAACCGTACCGCGATGGATAATACGCTGGTTTACAGTGGTGTTATTGATATGCCTGCTGGTCGCGGCGACATGACGCTGGAGTTTTCTGTATCAGCATGGTGGGTAAATGGCTGGTATCCCACAGCAAGTATCAGCGATTTGCTGGTTGTTGTGATGAAGAAAGCCACTGCAGGCATCACGATTAGCTGAATTTTATAACCCAGATACGGGCGCCAGAAATGGCGCCTTTTTTATTGCAGAAAAGCGAGAGGTAATTATGCGTAAATTATGTGCTGTTATTTTGTCCGCAGTAGTCTGGCAGGTCGCCGCTGCTACGCCAGCGAGTGCAGCAGAACATCAGTCCACGCTGAGCGCGGGGTATCTCCATGCCTCGACGAACGTTCCCGGTAGTGATGATCTGAACGGGATTAACGTGAAATACCGTTATGAGTTTACGGACGCGCTGGGGCTGATTACGTCCTTCAGTTATGCCAATGCTGAGGATGAGCAAAAAACGCGCTACAGCGATACCCGCTGGCATGAAGATTCCGTGCGTAACCGCTGGTTCAGCGTGATGGCGGGGCCGTCTGTACGCGTGAATGAATGGTTCAGCGCGTATGCGATGGTGGGTGTGGCTTACAGCCGTGTGTCGACTTTCTCCGGGGATTATCTCCGCGTAACTGACAACAAGGGGAAAACGCACGATGTGCTGACCGGAAGTGATGACGGTCGCCACAGCAACACGTCTCTGGCGTGGGGGGCTGGCGTGCAGTTTAATCCGACCGAATCCGTGACCATTGACCTTGCTTATGAAGGTTCCGGTAGTGGCGACTGGCGAACGGATGCATTTATTGTTGGTATCGGATACCGTTTCTGACAACAGACGCCGATTTATCTTCTGTAAATATTGTTATGATACGCAGGTTCATCCACCTTATGGGGTGAACTGCGTTTGAGGAAACGTAAAGTTACACTGTCCTGAAGCCCGTGGCGTCACTGCTGCGGGCTTTTTTTATTGGTGGAAAAGTATGACAGTAAAAATTTCTGGCGTGCTTAAAGATGGCACAGGAAAACCAGTACAGAACTGCACCATTGTGCTGAAGGCCAGACGAACCAGCAGCACGGTGGTGGTGAACACGGTGGCCTCTGAAAATCCGGATGAAGCCGGACGTTACAGCATGGATGTTGAGCATGGTCAGTACAGCGTCACCCTGCTGGTTGAAGGTTTTCCGCCTTCACATGCCGGGACCATTACCGTCTATGAAGGTTCCAGATCAGGTACGCTGAATGATTTTCTCGGTGCCATGACGGAAGATGATGTCATGCCGGAGGCATTGCGTCGTTTTGAGGCAATGGTGGAAGAAGTGGTACGCAACGCCGAAGCCGCCTCTCAGAGCGCAGCGGCGGCAAAGAAATCCGAAACTGCAGCGGCATCATCGAAGAACGCGGCGAAAACCTCAGAAACGAATGCAGCTAATAGTGCACAGGCGGCAGCGACCTCAAAGACTGCATCGGCAAACTCCGCGACAGCAGCCAAAAAATCAGAAACCAACGCGAAAAATAGCGAGACAGCCGCAAAGACGAGCGAAACCAACGCAAAGTCCAGCCAGACGGCAGCGAAAACCAGCGAAACGAATGCCAAAGCCAGTGAAACTGCGGCAAAAAACAGCCAGGTTGCAGCAGCCCAAAGCGAGAGCGCGGCAGCCGGTTCTGCGACTTCAGCAGCTGGATCAGCAACTGCTGCGGCTAACAGCCAGAAAGCTGCGAAGACGAGTGAAACTAACGCAAAGTCCAGCCAGACGGCAGCGAAGACCAGCGAAACGAATGCCAAAGCCAGCGAAACTGCGGCGAAAAACAGTCAGGATGCAGCAGCCCAAAGCGAGAGTGCTGCAGCTGGTTCTGCAAGCGCGGCGGCTGCTTCTGCCACTGCATCAGCCAACAGTCAAAAAGCAGCAAAAACCAGTGAAACCAATGCAAAGACAAGCGAGACTGCAGCGGCGAACTCGGCGAAAGCATCGGCAGCAAGCCAGACAGCAGCTAAAGCAAGTGAAGACGCAGCCAGAGAGTATGCAAGTCAGGCAGCAGAGCCGTATAAATATGTCTTACAGCCACTGCCTGATGTGTGGATACCGTTTAACGATTCACTGGATATGATTACGGGCTTTTCGCCGTCATATAAAAAAATTGTTATTGGTGATGATGAAATAACGATGCCTGGCGACAAGGTTGTTAAGTTTAAACGCGCATCAACTGCCACATATATCAATAAATCAGGCGTATTTAGTGTTGCTAAAATTGATGAGCCACGATTTGAAAAAGAAGGTTTATTGATTGAAGGACAGCGCACTAACTATTTTGTTAAATCCAATACTCCCGCTGAATGGACGAGTACCAGCAATATCGATAAAACTAATAATGGTGTTGATGAATTTGGTTTTTCATATGCCAAAATGCGAACAAAAGATAATATGACAGGACAATCATCTGCACTTAGTCTGCATACATGCAGTGCATCCCGGGGGATTGATGTTAGTGGCGATAATAAGTATTGCACTGTTTCATGCAGGGTTAAAGCTCCTGATGGTCTTCGTTGTCGTTTGCGTTTTGAAAAATACGATGGGTCGGTTTATACATTTTTAGGAGATGCTTATTTAACTTTCGGAACTCTGATAATAGAAAAAACTGGCGGGGCAGCCAATAGAATAGCAGCTACTGCAACTAAAGATCCGGTTACAGGGTGGATTTTCTATGAGGCAACTATAGAAGCTGTTGAAGGTGAAACCTTAATTGGCGCAATGATTCAGTATGCGCCGAAAAAAGGTGGTATAACTGAAGCGGGAGATTATATTTACCTTGCAACACCACAATTTGAAAACGGCGGATGTGCTTCATCTTTTGTTATTACGACAACTGCACCCGCAACCCGCTCCAGTGATATGGTGACGATCCCAACTGAAAATAATATCTATAATAGACCGCTTACGTGTCTTGTCGAGGTTAATAGAAATTGGGGCGATATTCCTCCTAATGTAGCACCGCGTATTTTTGATTTTTCTGGTGTGCCACCTATTGAGTCAATTACATACGCTTTTAACACAACTGAGAAATATTACGGTCAGCTTTATATGCAAACTTATAAAGCGTCGACAAGTACTTACGTTTCTAGTGTGTTTGCTGGTCGAGCTGATGTTCGAAAATTCATTGGTGGTTTTAATATTTATTCTGATGGTACTAAACGAGTAGTTTCTAACGGTGAGGCTACTAAAACTATGAAAACGGAGTGGACGGGCGTAAAAACACGGACCTTTATTCGAATTGGAGGTCAAGCCACATCGGGAACTCGTCATCTATTCGGCCATTTGAGAAATCTTCGTCTCTGGCATAAAGAATTAACTGATGCGCAAATGGGGGAGAGTATTAAATGAAAGATTTAACACTCAAATTTGCAGACAGGGCCGACTTTTCGGCCTTTATGGAGAGCATTGGCTATTATGATGACGAGTCGATGCAGGATGATATTCTTATTGACGTGATAGGTAATGTGTACAAAGAAACCGGAGAACTTACTGAAGATGGCGAGCCGGTATGTGTTAAGGAGGACGGATATTTTGTAAATGTGCGCATCATTAATGATTCGCAAATATCGTCATTATTCGATGAACACGCGGTTGCTGTTGAGCATCAACTCCGTAGCTGGATGTGAGGAAGAAAAATGGCTACATCGACAGTAATTCCTGATGACATCAAAACGCTAAAGGGAGATGTCAGTAAGGCAAAGGAAGATATTTCCTCAATTAACGTAAAAGTATCAACGCTTCAGACTGATATGGACAGTGCAAAGCAGGATATCAGTACCAGATACACAAAAACAGAAGTGGATAATAAGCTGAAAAACAAAGTGGAAGTGAACGATCTGGAAAGTGGTCGTTATGGCGGAGATTTTTACCCGCTGACTGTCCGTGAAGCGTTTTATTTATGGGGATTGGGCACAACTACAGCGGCGGCAAATCTTTATCTTAATCCTGACCCTGCAATTTCGTCTGTGCTGCGGTCAACATCGTCTATCCGCTATAAACATTCAGTAGAGACGATAGATTCAGAGCACGCCGATCTCATTTTCAGGATGCGCCATGTGTGGTACAGGTCGCAATGCGAAAATGACAGGCGTGACTGGGGATTCTATGGATTGATTGCCGAGGAAGTAGGAGAAATTGCCCCTCAGTTTGTTCACTGGCGACCAGCCAACGAAGATGATGCACCGGAAACCATTTCCAGCAATGGCCTTGTTGCCGAAGGTGTAATGTACGAACGTCTGGTTGTTCCACTGATTCACCATATCCAGAAGCTGACTGAAAGAGTTGATGAACTTGAGTCAGAATTAAAGTTGTTATCCGTTTCCCGAAGCGATATCGGATAAAGGAGGCGTAATGGATATAACACCTTTCCTTCATGCACTTTGTGCTGTGGCTGCGCAGGTACTGGTTGGTCTTTTTACCGGAAACTGGGCTTACGGGGCGATAGCTGGTTGTACGTTCTTCATTGCGCGTGAACATACCCAGGCAGAATATCGCTGGATTGAAATGTTCGGGCATGGCAAGCGAATGAATATGCCGTGGTGGGGCGGTTTTGATCCGCGTGCGTGGGATGTGGCAAGCCTGATGGATTTTGCTGTGCCGGTGGTGGCGTGTCTGCTGGTCTGGCTGTTGGTTAATCGTGGGTGAAAAAAGGTGAGCTGTATATGCAACGGAGGAAGAAACCTCGTTGCGGGAAGCCTGGAAGAAGTATCGGGTGTTGCTGAACCGTGTTGATACGTCAACTGCACAGGATATTGAATGGCCAGCACTGCCGTAGGGTAAAACATATAAATTCTATAATTAGATGTATCTTTCCATTTACGGCAAGGAAGGGGGCTTGGAAGACGTAAGGCATCTCACACCGAGATTATTTTTTATATGTCAGGTGTCTGAAGTTTTGCTTTGGCTCTTAAAATGGTTTGCCGCGAGGTTTTGAATTCCCGGGCAATGGCACTTATACTTACACCTGACTTAATCCGTTCGAATACCACCTGTTTCTGTTCTTCATTTAACACAGGTGGTCGACCAAAACGTTTCCCTGCGCCCCGGGCTCTTACTATCCCGGAATGAGTGCGTTCAAGTAAAAGGTCTCGTTCAAATTCAGCGACTGCTGAAATTACTTGCATCATCATTTTTCCTGTTGGACTGGTCAGGTCAATGCCCCCCAATGCTAAGCAATGCACTCTGATACCTGTTTCGGTCAGTTGTTCCACTGTTTTCCTGATATCCATTGCATTACAACCAAGGCGATCCAGTTTTGTCACAATCAATTGATCACCACATTTCAGGCGAGCAAGCAACCGGTTAAAACCAGGACGCTCACTGGTTGCTGCTGAGCCGCTAATGTGTTCTTCGATTATTTGCTGAGGTTTGATTTTAAAACCTGCACTTTCGATTTCCCGGCGTTGATTTTCGGTGGTCTGATCCAGCGTTGATATCCGACAGTAAGCAAAAATTCGAGACATAGTGAGACTCTATACGAAATTGGTGTTCATATCATAATGCATCTCAGAAAATAATTTTGATTATTTTTGTGCATGTTTGTATGTACACGTTCGAAAATAAACGAATGCGTATGCAACCCCGTAATTTTGGTGAGACCCAAAATCGATTTTGTGAAAAATGGCTTTAACTCGGTTTGTTTTTCGAGTTCCGGGCGGACTCAAGGAAGAAGAATAGTGTTGCGTGTTATTTTAACCAGATTTCAAGTTGTTTGGTCGTGGAAAAGTGGAGCAAAATGTTGTTAAAGTGGAAAAATGATAAAAAAGTAAGTTTATTATATTACATTTTACCATTTAAATTTTGGTTGTCTTTAAGAACTGATATCGCTGTTTGTAATAATTCTTTGTTATCCAGCCATGATTTTTTCTTTATGTTTCCTTCAATGTAATCAAGCAATGTTCTGGTATTGATAGGTCTTCCCTGTTTTGCTACTTCCACTACAGCATCCCCTAGGATAATTCTGACTTCAGGAAGCTGCGCAGGGAACCACTTTAGGGTGTCTTTTGATTTCATGAATATATTCCTTAAAATATTATTGATTTTCATTGCGATATTGTATGTCTGATTCAGGATATGTTGACTTATACATCGGTTTTGTCTGGGTTATTGGATATGCCAATCCCTAATTTTATTAGAGCATGACTAAAAATGCTGAATATGATAAGGAGCGAAGTGATTATCAGTATGCTGTTCATATAGCCTCGAATTAGTAATGTGTTATATATGATATAGTTGACAATTTTTATCCTGGGTGTTCTTAAAGTTCGTAGATAAACATTGTCGTTTCAGGTATACAGGAATGCTAACAGATGGCGGCAAAAATCAGGCGGTTTATGGCGCAAGCTGAAGTGGCAACTGCAAACTATCTTATGCAGAGACTCTACACGGATTGGGTTTAAAAGTATACATAGATAACAGTTTTTATCTGAAGAAGAAAAATATCAAGGTGATATAGCCTATATGCCTTTGATGCGGAGGAATGAATGTGATGGGAGTGATGTATCTGAATAGTTGAAAAACCGCAGACACGCCTTAAGCAAGAACGTGCTGCGGTTGGATGGTGAACTTTCGATAGTGCGAGTATTGAATGATTTCCAGCCGTTACAGATTTTACGTGCTAATTAGTGAACAAACCACTCGTCAGCAGACTCCCAGGTATCTTTCAGAGTTTCCTGAACAAAAGTTTTAGCTGAATCTTTATCGGCGGTGCGCGTAACAGAAAGGCCATCGTTGCTGGTAGCTTTTACGATCACCTCTACATCGTCATAACGTTTACTGATGCGTCGGGTTAATTCTTCCTTTAACGCATCCACAGCACCGGTTGGCATTTTAGTCATTTTTTCTTTGGCTATGCAGATTTCAATACGCAT